GTTATAACATAATCCTTAATGGTAGCTATATGATTACCAACAGAAGTACCATGATCATATGCATTAAAGATAGTATGAAAATCTACAATATTCTTACTTCTTTTGGTAGCTACATAAATAGTATATCTGTCTCCAGTTTTACCTTTGAAGTATACATTTTCACGTATTTTACCATGTTCAATAAGCCATTCAACTTTACTATTTTCAAGGTGTTTAGATCTATAATTTTTAGCTTGTTCATCTCTACTAGTCTGCAACATATCTAGACCTCCCAGCAATATGATCAAACTCACGTACTATACGCACAAGATATTTCCCTGGTGGTATATCAATTGGATCATGTTCTTCATGAGTAAGAGTTACAGTCTCTTCACGTACTTCAAATCCTTGAGGTGTATCTGTACCAGCTGTACGGAATCTAGGCATATGTAATGTAACTTCAGCTTTTTCTAACATATCTTTCATACGAACTTGATGTATATGACCGGTAGCTTCACCAAATGCTAATATAGGATTATTATGAGACTGGGTATTATAATGAACAGTTTGCTCACGACTATTATTTCCATACATATCTACATTCTTTTGAAATGATTCATCATCTACTTGAAACATAACAACATCACCTTGCTGATATTTCTTATATTTTACTACTTTTTTCTTTGTTTCTGCGTCTGACATATTTTCCCTTTCTTATTAACTTTATTGTTGGTTTACCTTCTCTTTCTAGTATTTCTTCTTTACGACATTGTATCCAGAAATCATAATCTTCCATCTCAATATAGAAATCTGGATGATTCATCATATCTTCTATCAATTTTTCCTTCATTTTACCCATATTATTTCTCCTGCTTTATTTTCCTAACAGTATGATGTTTAATTGAATCTCTTAACTTTAATGTTAATATCTTCAACTTTTTCATATCTTTAACAATATTTTCAATCGTTTCTTTCATCTTCATCCTCCCATGCACTTGCATGTTCATGACATTCACTACAAAAATCACTATCAGGCCAACCAGGATATGTAAAAGGTGCAGAACAACAAACACTTAATGGTTCTTTATCTTCTTTTAGTTCTTCACATTCTCTATCCATACATTCAGGACATAAAGTTTCTTGTGTTGGTTTATCACATTCCACACAATGATTGGGCATTGGATTCATTGTGCTTTCTAACATTTTTGCAAAAGCTTTCATAATTTTATCACTCATTGTTATCTCCAAATAATACGTTATTTATATTTTCTTTATGATTTTCTATCATATGTCCTAATATATCTAAATCTTTCTCATTAATTAGGTCACAGAAAGGACATTTCTCACCATTACCTATTGCTAACATTCCAGTTATATCCATATTTATTACTCCTTAAATTTTGAGGGGAGTGAATCGGTTAAGAGAACAACTCCCCCCAGTATAATCATCTTTGCCTCGTACAGAGATGACCAATTAATCACAAGAATTACTACAATACCATCTTGCTATATTATTTATATATGCAAATCCATAAAAACCATAACCTGCAGGATGATACCCCGCTTTCTCTTGGAGTTTCATAGCACCATCCTCGGTTATGTTACCAACATATTTAAAATATATGCTGCCCGGAAATGTGTAATCTTTCTTGTATAATAGCTTCTTTTCCATAACTTTCTCCTATGTCTTCTTCTGCAATAATCTGTGCATAAACATTTTCGAGTCTTTCAGATACATGCATATTTTCGAGTGTTGGTAAGTTCACTGTCTTTCTCCTTATGTTGGTTATTAAATTTTGGGACGCACTGAGTGTCAACACTTATTATCTCAGCTTCAAGAGGTAGCTAACCTCAACGACTTCCTTTTGTCCCTTGGTACCAAAGATTTGAGCAGGTAGCTATTAGGTAGTATTGAATAATAATGAATTGGACAATACTTGCTCATCAAGTTAACGAAGCGTACCTGCTCAGGGCATAATATTAAGCAATACGCCAACAACCTACAGCTGTAGGTTCTTTACATGTTCCATGAAGAGTTCTACAAGCTACAGTAAATTTCTTATTTCTTGTAGTAGTTCTTACATGTTTTGCAATTGCATATGCTGCTGGTGCTAGAGATTTAGCTTTAAAACCTGGAGTATCTCCATCAACTTCAAAACTTTCTCCTACTTCTAATGTAGTTATAAAACCATACTTGCTATAAGTATTTCCTCGTTCAGGACAAGGTAGTTCTACATTATCACGTATTAGTATTTCAGAAGGAACCCCATTATTTGTTAAGAGATTCTTTTGATTTATTAACATATTATTCTCCTTATGTTATTGTTGGTTAATAGCCTTGATCTCCACCACCTTCGAGAAGACTTTCGGCTTGGTACTTTTCTATTTCCATATCAGTTGGATATGTACAAGATGTAATCCACTCCATAAATGTGCCCAATCCATCACCATCTTTGTCACGAAACCAGGTTACTTTACCAGGCCCGTCACAAACACCACAATCATCTAATGTATTAGATCTACAAGCATCATCCGGATCGTCATTATTTCTAACCCATCCAACTAAGCTAACACTATCTAATTCATTATGCTTTATTACAAACTCATCAGGAGATGTAGTTATTTGGGCCAAATTGGTAGTATATTGGTCACCTTTCCACCAGAAGGTAGATCCTTCCCCTTTTGCTAGATACTGTATTCTAAACGCATCTGTGAAGGTCATATCATCAAGATTAATCTCAACAGGATGAGTATATACTCTTCTTACTACTGGTTTTACTACTTCATCTGTTACATTACTTGTAGCTTCAGCTTCACCGCAACATATAAACATAGATATTGCAGCTGATAGTATTAATTTCTTCATTTATAATCTCCTATTTTTTCTGGGTTTATATCAAGAGTATGATGTTTCTCTTCATAAGTTTGACTATCATCTTTTAATGTAACTGGATATCCTTTGAGCATTATGAGTATAAGATCTGTTATTTTAACTTGATCACCAGGGCTAATACTATCTTCTGGATTTCTCCACATAAAAGTAGTTACATCACCTAATTTAAGACTTAAATCAATTCTACCAAGTACATGATGTACTCCCTGTCCTTCTTCTCTCCAGTTATCTTCAGTTACATCAGGAAATACTATGTTAGTATACTCAATTGTATGTTCATGAAGAGGCATAGAGCCTAATTCTACTTGGTGAATATGTTCTAATGCTCTGGGCATATCAATAACGATACGATCACCATAATCTACATCTTTTGTTACACCTTCACCTTTTACTATGATACTGAGATATTCTTTTTCAGTCATTTCTCTAGATCCACTTATTAAAGTTTCTTTTTCCATTTATTTATTCCTTATATTATTTGTTGGTAATTATATAAAATTAGAGAGAGCCGTCAATATCCTAGTTCATCATCTTTCACAGGAAGACAAGATAAACCTATTGGCTTGACCCTTCCTTTAACCCTCTCTAAGTTTATCCGTCCTCGACCGAACTAATTAAACATCCAAAGCACAATACCATTCATATGTCTATCAATAGTAACTATAAATAAACAAACTACAGTTGATATTAATACTATCATAAAGAATGCGACTATATAGGCTATCGGTCTTCTTTCTTCCTCACTAAATAACCATTCATAACAATTACTTAGAAATGAGTTTTTATTTTTCATAATATTACCCTTTCTTAAACCTATCAGTTAAGCGTTGTAAGGCAGATTTATTCTTGAGCTTTATCTTTTCAACAACCGGCTCTTCTATTACTACTTTATATTCTTCTATAGCATCATCATAATCAGCAGGTTCATTACAGAAATCCATAGTAGCTTTAATAATTTCATCATCAAGCTCAGCAGCTCTAATCTTACCATCCATTACCTCAATTTCAGTACCATGTTTATCAAATGTTTTCTGATTTATTATAATCACTTTCATATCAGGATCAATAGCATGTATTTCTTCACGTTTATGCTTATTAGCAATACGTTGTTTACGAGATCTTTCAGTTCTTGCAATCTTATTAGCTTTATTTACTCTTTTCTTTTCAATGGTTCTACTTTTAGAATTTCGCATAATTATAATTCCTTTTCTGTTTGTTTATTATCACAATCAGCACATATACAAACATAATCTTTATAATCACCATTGTCATCTTTGCATAACCACCAAAGACTACCATTAGTTTCTTTTCCACATAATTCACATGATTCATTCATAATTATAGTACCTTTCATTTATATTTATATTGGTTATCAAACTGAAATCGCTAATCCCTGATGTTAATTTAGGATAACTTAATTTCAGAGTATAATGTCTAGAACTATTATACAGTTTATCATATTCCGTCTTCTTAGTTTACCATATGAATTTAATAAACCAGTTTCATCAATAATACCAAATGTTCCATTATTGACACCGACCTCCTGTATTAATGAGCAGCATCATCTACTCGATGGATCTTTAGCGTGCAATCATTTGGCATTACACGTATTGCAATTATTTACAGGGCCTCAGACACATATCTCTAGAGGGATGAACTTGGTGCTAGTCTTTATCCTGTCTTTGACTTATGTTGGTACATGTTAAGTATTGTTGCAATACACGAGCTTTTATTTATACACTCTCCATTATTTCCCAAACCGTATAGCTACCTATGGTCTAATGCGTATCATCGACTGACATATCCCATGCTAAGTGCTATCACTATACCTCTTGCAACTTTGGTACATGTTAGGTATAAGTTGGTACTATACATCATCATAAGCGTACATGATGTGTTATAAGGGTATGCTATTACACACACCCTTATGTTGGTACACTACTCAGTTCCTTCATCCAATTCAGGCATTAGTTTCTTTGCAATAGCTTGCAACAATACACTATCACTACTAGTCTGTTGCATCTTAGCAAGAGAAGACATAGCAAGTTTAAACATACCGGCATCACCTTCAGCAAGATGGGCACATGCTAACTGTTCAATAGTTTCACATGTTTTCTTACTAACTGGTACATCACTAGCTCTACGCCAATCTTGACCAGCTTGATACTTTTCATTACGATTCATTCCCATAACTACATATTCCTTTCTATTTAATTAATAACTAATAAATAATAATAACTAAAAAAATCAAATCAAAAATAACGTAAAAGTGTTAACTAAAAACCCCGGATACGGGGGTACTAATTGAGAAAACACCACACACTAAAATGCTATAATTTTTGAAAGTTCGGTATAAGTGTCGTATATTACCTCATGGAAAAGAGATTGAATCTACTAATTTTGTTATGGATTCTCGATAAGATAATCATGATATTGATATTCTTACTTCTCAAATAAAATGAAATAGTTTGCTTTATTTTATTTACTATAGTATATTAAGATACCGGTAGCATAAAGCTATCACCCATCTAGTACACTTGCATGAGTTCTGCTATGAAGGGTCAGACGTTGGGTTGGCACTCTATATAAGAGTTAAGCATTCCCCCGACAACCGGTGAAAATTGCTTAAATATAAACTGAAAGTATGGGAGAATATAACTGGCTTTTGGTGAAATTTTAAGTTAAAGATCCAAAAAATGAGCCCCTGCTCTCAGGGGATAACTCTATCTAAGATGGAGGTTAAGTATGAAGAAGCAGTACAAATTGTCATTTGAATACGATGATGAATCGGATGAAGTTGATAGCCTTTCTGAGATACTTGAAGAAATTAAGATTTCAGATGAAGAAGGTGTTTGGCTTGAAACTGGAGATGGTACAATAAGACTACCTCTGGAAATAGCTGAATATATCGAAAAAGATGGAGTATTAGGCATTGCCTGATCTCCCGGAGCTCCTGGCGGACTCCGGACACATTAAAAACAATGAGACATTATACAGTAAACAACATACAATATACAGTATTTGAATCTGAGGATGAATTACCTTCTGGTGTCAATCCTATTAAGAATTGGCGTAAAGGTGATATGTTCGACTGGGTACTAGCCGATGATGGCTGTTATATTCAGATACTACGAAAAGGAACAATGACAAAGCCTAAAGGCAAAGTGCGAGAAGTTGCGTATATAGGTACTTGTACAGGTACGTTCCTTGTGTCTCCCAAGACACAGATGGATACTTCAAGACGTGTTAATATATATTCATTAGGAGGTGACATTGAAAGAAATCAGAGATTGGAAGAAAGAAAGAATTTATCCACCCATGAAGAGCTATTTGTTAAATATTTGTCAGGAGGTATTGAACCACGTCAAGCATATGTTAAAGCTTTTCCAACCAACAATCCACATTATGCCGGCATACGTGCCGGTCAACTTATTAAAACAGCAAGAGTAAGGAGTGCTATGAAAGAAGAGTTAAAGCCCTATATGGAAGAATTAGGTTTAGACGAAAACTATGTACTTAGTAATATAAAGGAGGTAATCGACTCTTGCGACAAAGCTGATACTAGATTAAAGGCTTTGTTTAAGTTGGCAGATATATTAGATATGGAAGATAAAAATTCAACTAAAGTAACTACAGTAACTGGAGCCTTATTTCAAGGATTTACTCCAGAAAAATTAGAAGAGGTTGAAAGACCTAAGGAAATTGAGTGAGATCCATCCTCATAGATGTTATAAGGTATGAGGTCGCAAAATTAAGATTATGGAAATGGATAGCAATAATAAGTATAGCTTTACATATAATAAGGAGTTGTTGAATGGCTGATTTTGAAGGTGCAACTATAGATGACATATATGATGCTTTTGCTTATGCGGAAACTGGCAGCAGCAAACATCGTTTTCAACCTTGGATAAGGACTAGTGCAAGCCGTACAGAAGGTGGTTCTAATGCGTATGGCCCAGTTCAGATGCTAAGTAAGATGGTGACAGACTCTCAAAAAGCAGTATATGAAGACTCAGGAAAGCCAATGATAAAATTTTCTGATGAAGAAACAGCATTTATAGAAAGATTTAAAGAGCAAGGTAATAAAATGTATGAATTTGGCAATGAGCCAACAAAGGAAGGTTATGACTCAAGATATGATTATGGAGGTTCAGGCGATCTATCTAAGGAAGATAGAAAGCTATATGAGAGCACTGCAAAGAAAATTATGGCATATGAATTAAAAAGAACTGGTGGTATATATAATTTAAAGAGATCATGGAGATTTGGGCCAAAGGGTGGTCAAGATGATGAATATTTTAAAAAGTTTGATAAAAAATTACAGAACATACTTGATGATAGAG